TATTTTTAAAAACATTTTGGTTTGTTGTAGTACTTATAAAGTACAATATATCTTTAGTGTTGCAAGTTTTTTGTAGTTTTGGAACTAGATGAACACTATCAGAATACATTTTATTAAAAGTTCCACCAATAAATCCAGTTCCACCAAAAACAGATATCTTATTCATACTCATACTTATCACATTCTTTAAAAGTTTTACCAACTTTATCCTTCTCAGATAAAATTGGATCTCCGTCAACATTCCAATCAATATTTAAATAAGAATCATTCCAAAGCAAAGTTCTGTCATATTTGGGGTGATAATAATCAGTTGCTTTATATAAAAGTTCTGCCTCATCACTTTTAACATAAAAACCATGAGCAAACCCTGACGGAACCCAAAGTTGCAGTTCTGGTCTGTCTAATACAATCCCATACCACTTACCAAAAGTGGGTGATGATTTTCTAAGATCAACAATCACATCAAAGACTGCACCAGATACACAACGCACTAACTTACCTTGTGGATTCTGAATCTGATAGTGAAGACCTCTCAGAACACCCTTCGATGATTTGGAATGGTTGTCCTGAACAAACTCAACATCATAACAAACAATCTTTCTAAACTCTTTAAGGTTGAAAGACTCCATGAAGAACCCACGATCATCCTCAAACTTATTATTTGTAATGAGGTAGGCATCTTTTAAATCAGTTGCTATTGCGTTCATACCATTCAATCGTTTTTTTCAATCCGTGACTAAGAGAATACACAGGAGACCAAAGCAAGTCTTTTTTGATCTTGGTGATACTTGTAGAATACCTTCGATCATGACCAGATCTATCATTCACATATTCTATCATGCTTTCATCTCTTCCCATCATATCTAGTATCTTTCTAACAAGGTCAATATTCTTAACCTCACACTCACCACCGATATTATACTTCTCGCCAATCACACCATCCCTCCAAACCTTCACCAAAGCCGTACAATGATCTTCTACATACAACCAGTCTCTAACTTGTAGACCATCGCCATAGATTGGGATCTTTCTATCAGCAAGAATATTAGAAATCGTTTGTGGGATAAACTTTTCCCTATCCTGTCTAGGACCGTAGTTGTTTGAACAATTTGTAATGTTAACTGGCATTCCATAAGTATTGTGATATGCCATTACAAAGTGATCACTTGCCGCTTTGGATGCTGAATATGGATTTCTTGGTGAATAGTTTGTCTCCTCAGTAAAGGATCCAATATCAATGGATCCGTAGATCTCATCTGTTGAGATATGAATGAACTTATCTACCTCATGCTTAACAGATAAGTTAAGAAGATTTACAGTTCCATTAATGTTTGTATGAATAAAACTAGAACAATCTTTGATTGAATTATCTACGTGACTCTCTGCAGCAAAGTGAAAGACTGTTTTAATATTATGATTTTTGAAGATTGTATCGCAACTACCTTCACTAGCGATATCAGTCACATACAGTCTTGCTTCACTAGGAACGTTTCCTCGTTTCCCAGCATATGTAAGTTTATCAATACAAATGATCTCTTCATCGGTAATTCCTTTCAAGTAACGAAGGAAATTACTGCCAATAAATCCAGCACCACCAGTAACTAAAATAGACATGATTAATCGTTCTTAATTGAATACTTTTCTAAAATCTCTGGGGAATATTGTTTAATGTCCTTGATATCTTTTTCTTCTCTTTTTGCTTTCTCAAGTTCGTAAACTCTATTTCTTAGTTCAGTAGTAGAATATTGATGCCTTCTCTTGTGATAATAAATCTCAACATCATTATCAATACAATATTGCTTTCCTGTAAAATCAATATCTTTATATTCTTCACTCAAAAATCTAATATGAAATGTTTGAGTTTTAATTAGGTTAAGGAGATCTGCTTCAGTATCGTATAAGAGAATCTCATCAACGTATTTACATCCCTGCACCTGAACAAATCTTTCATAAATTGATTGTGTTGGTTTATTTTTTAAACTAGGTCTATCAATCGTTGGATCAACTTGTAGTGCTACTTTTAGATAGTCGCACATTTCCTTTTCCATCTTGAGCATAGTAACGTGCCCAGCATGAAAAAGGTCAAAGCAACTGCAATTAAAACCGATTTTCATATCAATAATACTTTTATCTAATTATACAAAAAAAGGGTGGTTTACGCAACCACCCCACATAGGTCTTTACATGCACGCCACTTACTCTTTAACCAGAAGTAAGAAACTGGGCGGGAGTATAAACCCCATCCGCACCAACTGCTTTTGCGAGAAGCAGTAAACTCAAAGTAGGGTCTATTGACTCCACCAGGGTTTTTACAGTCTCTCCATGACTTCGGGATTGAAGGGGACCTTCACCGACCAGGGCTAGTTTAAAGAGAGTACCGACTCTTTAGGCAACTTTAACAGTCTCAAGATCTTCATAAAGATAATCCATCAACATTTCATAATCATCGAGAGGATCACCAGAAAAAATTACACCATTTGATTCATAATACTTTCGAATTTTTTTGAAAAGTTTTGGATTTTTTACATCCAAGAAAATTTCACCTTTTGCAGCATTACGAAGAACATCCAAATCTTTGGTCTTAAATTTTTCAGTCAGTGCCATTGTTGTGTTTTAATTACCCGTTTATTATAAGGTTTGATTCATATTTAGTCAAGTATGCCAGTCGGAAAACTGGCAAGTCCGAGTATTCAGATTTGAACTGAAATTATTCCGCTTCCCAAAAGCGGTGCCATGACCAAGTTAGGCGATACTCGGTTGCGTTGAGTGGTCTTGCCTCCCAACAAAAGTAATTATACTACCTCTTGTGCCCCCTGTCAAATGGTTCCCAGTGTTGCCAGTTGTATTTGTGGACTGCCCACATGCCCAGAATAGGCACAAAAATCAACACATAACATAGAATTCCCAATACAATCTGGTTGTTTAGTGCTGCTGCTGCGAAGTGTCCCATTACCAATCCGTTAAAATAGAAACTACAAATAAAAACAAACCAAATAAACACATGAAAACAAGTATGCCTAGTTGAATGAAGATCTCATGTTCCATAGTCTTCTAAAGTAATTGTCTACTTCATTCAATCCTTCTAATGGAGGTGGCATAGTTTGTTCTGCCCACCCCAAACAGAAGTCAATCATGTCCGTTGTAACTTTATCTACACCATATATTCTTGAAAAAGATGATGCTGCGAAATGAAACCGTTTCCTAGTGTGCGGTGCCATTTCCCTTATAGTGTTCGGTATCATAGTAACCTCCCTTCTTTGATCCAAAGTAAAGAGTGGCAATCACAAATGGAATTGCCAATATGATTAAAAATTTACCAAGCAAATGTGCCACTACATTCCTCCTCCATTTCTAAATCCTATAATGTATCCCATGATTAAACCACACATGAACGCAACAAACATGTAAAGCATGTGCGAAAGAAAATCAATGAATATAATCCATTCAGTCGTCGTCATTGTTTTCGTCTTCGTCTTCGTAAGATGATGGTTCCTCAAAGAGTTCCATCATCTTCTGTTCAGTAACTCTTTGTTGCAATTTTTCTAAATCTTCGTTCGTGAATCTAATCACTAGTAAAGGCTCTCCTTTCGTAACTTCATTCATTTCTGGGTGTTTTATAAGAGGATCTTTTGAATATCCTCTAAATCCATTTACTACCATCCATCCCTGAACTACCATAGAAATGGCAATTACCATCAGAACAAACCACGGAACTAAGAAAATTAATTCAGAGTGATTTTGAGCCATGGCAATAAAGGAGGAATAACACCCACAAGTCTTAAAAGTCCCTCAGCAAATAAAGCAAGAACCACCCAACCAACGCACATAGAAATAATGGAAGCATTCCGATTGTGTCTACGTATAGCAGCATCAATCATCTCCTGAACTTCAGAACGACTTACAAACTCATCATAAGGTTCCATCATTCTTCATCTCCAAGAAACTTTGCTAGAGGATCCTTACGATCTTTTACGATCGCACATGCTCTTTTATAGAACATGTTATCCGTATTTCCAGACTCTTCAAATGTTTTTTTTATTTTCACCCAATTCTCATAGGTGTGTTGATCCATGGTATTAATGTGAAATACATACTAGCTATGATAGTCGATATTTCTAGAGTGTCAAGAAAGTGTTCATTTCGTAACACAGTTAAAGAAAATATTAAGTTTATAATATATCTAAACGGAAGGTAGGCGAATCGAACGCCTAAGGGATTTAACACCTCGACTGTTTTCAAGACAGCTGCCGTCACCTATCGGCTTGACCTTCCTTATCTAATTTCAAAGTCCAGTTTGCGAACTTTACGTTGTCTTCTCTGTTCTTGCCAAAGAATATCTTCATTGGTAAGAACATTTTTCTTTCTTTGAGATTGATAAGAGTTTAACATAACGACTAACGATAAGTCAACCGCTGAGATCTTTTCACCCCTAATAGTTGCCATGTTAGGACAACCGCAAGAAACAGTCTTGCTTGGATGCCCCTCTAATTCCTTACTACAGGAACGGCATCTAATTTTAATATTATCCATTGTTATAATGTGATCTTACTTCTTCAGTTTTTTATGTATTTATAATAATTAAAA